AAAGAGACAACAACGAACCCAAACTGGGTGCCCGAAGGGATATCCTTTCGGTCTTGTCTTAGAGATAGTCTTCCATTAATAATTTTCTGTCATGCTTTTATATTCTTGCTGGCGGCAACGTTAATGTCAAGTCCATTTCTAAGTTTTGTTTGGGGTTATTTAAATCTACTAAACGTTTTGTCTCAATGTCTAGAATCGACACAAAACCAAGATATAGAAACCAGGCAATAAAGAAGTTTATAACCAATTTTGCTATTGCACGATTAGATGATGAAATTAATTATGTACTAAAGTTATGTCATGACAAAAACCTAAAAGATTTATTCGTTAAGCAAAGTAGCATAATGGTCACTAAACATCTTTTAAATATGTACAACATTTTAGGCGAAAAAGAAAATCTTAACACTGAATACATGAGAAATATTAAGGATAACTTTGACTATACTAGAGTCGTAGAAGAAATCTTATGCTCCTCTTTGAGTAGAAATTTCAAGACTGCAAAGGAATTGGAAACTTACACTGAGAACCTTAGCATATCAATATTAGAAGTATTAAAGGCACATGAGATCAAATTTATACATAATGATAGTAGAGCTATTAATGAACTAATTATTAAAGAATTATGCAATTTTATTCCTCACAAAGAATACTCAATTGATAATTATACAAAAGATTGCATTATTGAATCACTAATTTGCCAAAGCTTAGGTCAGAACATCAGTCCTTATTCTGCATATAGTGTTTTTGAAAGAAGTTTTATAAATAAAGGATTAAATAGCAGAACAAAGAAATTATTAGGTGCTTATGAGGCTTATTTTTGCATAACTTACTCCATGAATAGTGCACATGTTTCAAAGTGTAGATTGGCATGCAGAGATATAAGATCTAAGAAAAAATGGATCAAGGACTTTATAGAAGAATGGCCTAATATGGATCCTAAGGAGAAATTTAGAATTAATCATAAGAAGTTTAAGGATAACTGGCCCGATAACTATGTTTATAACTTCAATGGAATAATCATGATAATCTATGATAAAACTGCTTACATAATCGATAGATCAGGTGTTGAACAGATATGGAGTAGAATATTAAGTTACGCTGGAATGATTATGGGACTAAATGATTATTATATTAATAGGAAGTTTCCTGATGATTGTGAAGATCTTAATCAATTAGGTGAGAAGGTAATTAAGTGGATTATAAATTCATATAACATTCTACATAAGAACGAAGATTATTATAAATTCGAGTATTTAGCTAGACATATGCACATATGCTTCAACAAAATCCTTATGGAATGTTATGAAGAAGATAATGAATTCTCATTCTGGGATGAAGAAAAAAGTAAGACATTAGATGGTGATATGAATGAACACTTTAAGCTCAGTGAAAGTTGGTATGATTTTGTTAAAAGCATCAAGGTACCAACTTATCTTAAATTTGAAATTGCAAAGATGTACCATCTTCTAATATGCCCTGATGCTGATGGAGTTGCAATGGTAGAAAGAGTCCAAAATAGCATGAAAAACAGCAATAAGGTTGATAAGAAAGAAGAAGCAATTTTCTTTAAGTTTTGCTATGCATTTGACTTTGCATACTTTGTCAAGAAGAATAAAAGGATCCCTAAGCATGTTAAAGATAATGATTATACTTTTGAAGATAAGAGATGGTTCATGGGATGCATGAATGGCAGTCTAAGGATACCTCCTTTTGAAGAGTGGGGCAAAATAAGAATATTTGGTGAATACGATTTCATTAAAACTGCGAATAATTGGTTTATCAATTGCGAGGATGTAACACACGTTATGGCTAATAAGGAAATATACAAACATCCTTACAATTCAACAGATCAAACTTACCACAATGAATTACTATACTCTTTCATGAATGCACCAAATTTATCAAATGGCAAAATTGCAGATGTAGTTAGAGATGCAATATGGGAAAATAAGACAATTAAAGATGTAATATGTGTATTAGCAGCCAAGGCAGAGAACACTAAAGCTGGTAAGAAAACTAGGGAGACTTATTCTGCTTGTGATATTCATAGGGAATTTCAATCTGAGAATGAATACAATCTTAGATTCACTAGAAGAGATGTTCCCGGTGTTGCACAAGGTCAAAGCGCAATTAAGATTAAGAAAAGGATGCTCAGGATGGCCAAGGATTTAAGTTCTGCAATAAGATATACCAATGTCGGGATATGTGCTGATTGCTCAGAATGGAGCCCTGCAATGGATAGAGAATTTGAAATGAAATATAATAGATATGAACTTGAGAAAACTAATGCTCCAAAGAGTGCTAACATAGATAAATTGTGGGATGCTATGGTTATGATATTTAATAAAAGAGGTGTATACATGGATTTTGAAATTCCTAAAGGTAGAGGCTCATGTCAAGGCTTACCTGGAACTATCGACACAGCATTACATGCACATATTATATTATACAACCTATGGACAGCCGTTAATGATGGAATAATTACTGCAGATGAATTAGGTATGATAATGACTCTCATTGACGATGAAGCAGTAGTCATATCTTTATCAAGTGATAGAAATTCAGAATCCAAAAAGAAAGTCATTAAAGAGTTATATGAGCACATAATCACAAAAACCAAGAAACTAGGGTTTAAGATTGATCTTGTTAAGACAATTGTTTCTACCGTCAAATATATATTTTTGAATCAACTTTACGTAGATGGAATATTCATACCTATGGCATTAAAAACCTACATGAAAATGTCTTATGATAGAGATAGTAGAATGAAATCTATATTCCATAGAATGAGGACTAGATTTGATGGAGAAAAAGGTGCTTCAAGTGCTGGTTTTGATCCATGGGCTTGTTACATCAATGCTACTTGGGGTGCAATGAAAATGTTATTCGACATACATAAGAATGCCAAGAATTATAGCCCACTCCAGATCGGAATATTATTCACTTTACCTTATGAAGAAGGCGGTTTTGGTATGCCAACTTATCTTAATTTTGCTGGTAGTGAGGGTAGAGATAGAAGATCTGATAGCAATCATATCTTAAGAGAATTAGTTAGTGTAAGATCAACTTATGATGTCCAGAGTTTCATATATAATATCAAGAATAGAGGATGGTCCAAGAGCAGTAAAAAAGCAATACTTAACAATCCTTTTATTTGTTCTAGAGAGGGTATCAAGGATTCTGATCAATTATTTACTAAATTTGCTAAAAAAGAAGCAAGGGTTATTAACCTATCCAATTTTTATCATGATTTCTTTAGGATTAATTCTGATAAAGGATTAGATAAGATAATTGATGAATTGTCAAATAATACTGTCTTTGAAGCAGCAATAATTAAGGAAATAATGGGCTGCATACCCTCTTCATTGGTCAATTCAGTATTAGCAAAAGTCATCAGAACTGAAGCAATAATACCAATTATCCCTAGGAAGAAAATCGGATATCTTATAAGAAATATAAGATATATTGACCATCAACATATTGAATATTTTAACACTTTACCTAGACCTAACGTCGAGAAAGTAATGAAGTACAATGAATACATGTTAAACACAAGCGCATCTAAGATTGCATTTGACGAAAGAGAAAGTTTCTTTAATAAGAATAATATTAAAATCATAAATCACACTTACCCATGTGCATTCGAAGTATTTGCTCATATGACAGATTATGTTGAAGGAAATAATCTGGCTGATAGTTATTGTGAAATTGCATTTCATATCAATGATGTTACTGGAGGTATTGTTTCCAAGAAGGGTGATTATCTCATTGGAAGACTAAAGACTAAAAAATTTGTTGGTTATAATACTATTGGTTATTCCTTAAAAGAAACTCATATTGATAAAAATTTTGACAAAGCATATGCTATGATTGCTCATGCTTTTGCAGTTATTGAGTTTGCAGAGAATAAAGGACACAACATGGAAGTAATTGGAAAATTAGTTGCTAAGTTATGGAAATCAGATGCTGGACCTCATGATCTATGGTATGATGTTCCCCCACCCATTGCTGGTACTAAAAGATTAGCTTCTGCACCTGGCTCAACTAAACACACCATAAGCATGCTACCTAACACACAAGGTATAGTTACAGTTAATCTTGGATCAGCAGATATATACTTATCAAGACCTAACAAACTGAATGATTGGTACAACCATGTTATAAGTATGAGAATTTGTGCACTTTGGGAACTAGTTGCTTATTGGGAAAAACCTTCTTTACTCAAAAATAGATACTATGGGTATAAACTTAGTGGAATCATTGATGAAGACCAAACCAAGATGAATTGTGGTGTTAGTAATAAACTTAATGAACTTCTTGATAAAATAACATCTTTTAGTAATGTTAGGGATCAACCATATATCAGTTTAAACCTTATGAAGTCTGATATGAGAGCAATTGAAAGGATATACAAGAATTTGGGATCTATGGAAGCAGATGAGGCTTATAAGAACATCTTAAAAGATGGAATTTTACCAAAGAAATATTTAGATAGCATATTAGATACCAAAAGGCATATTCCAGCAACCTTTAATCCTAAAGATCCAAGAATTATAAGAACAATTGAAACTAAAATACATTCTGAAAATGTTAAGAGATGGGAGAAAAAAGAAGCTGATGATTTGCTAAAAGAAGATGTCATGAGAAGATCATATATTGCAAGTGTGGAGAAAGATATCAAAATATTCTTAGGCACAACTGAATTAGAAAGTGTGAAAACTATAATAGAGACTAGGATTGCTGATAAAGTATTATCCAGGATCGATGAAGATATAGAATTTGCCAAAATTTGGAGTAGAAACACTTCTTTCATGGATGCTGCTAAAGATAAACCCAATTGGTTAAAGTTAAATGAAAAGACTATTAAGAAATTATTCTTTGGAACCAATGTAACTCTCTATTCACAAGTTTTCAAAGCATTAAGATATCCAAATGTTTATGATGAAATGGGTGAGGATCTTAACGTCATATCTAGTAAGGTTAATTCAATAGGAGGACTATGTAGAACATTCGAAATATATCATGATAGCATATCTAACCCCTTCAAAGGAAGTATGAGCTCTTTTAATAGAACTTTTTCTAAGACTATTGTTGCTGGAAATAAGATGAAAGTGCTCAAAGATATGTACTTTGCCAATTTTAAAGTTTACAAGAAAAGAAGCTTAAAAGATCACTGTTCCGTTGCAAAGGCTTTAGTTTTATTCTCTTTCAGCTATAAAGATAATAACACCCTTGATTGGTATTCTATGATAATAAGATATAGTGAAAAAGCTAAGAGAGTTTATGAATTCCTTTTTAGAAAAATATTATCAGAAAGAATTAACAACAAAGATAAAAGAGCAGTAGAACTTATGAAGAAGAAGAAATATGAAATTAGTTGTGATTTGATTGATGATTTAGTAGCAGATGAATGCGATGAATCAGATTACGATAGTGTTGTTTTCTCCATCATATCAACAATAAATAGTAGATCTAAACTTATGAATTGGGGTTTTTCATATGGCGAATTTATGGGTGGAACCAAGAATGCTATGAGATGGATTAAAAACGATTATAAGAAAATAATGACTCTTGACAAAGAAATAATAGATGCTAGAACTGAAAGTGACTGGAAGAGAATTAAGAACAGAATGGTGACTGTACTTAAAGACAATAGAAGCAAAAGGATGGACGAAAATGACATTAAAGCTTTAGATTATTATGAATTATTACCTCCCATTCCAGATGATGACAAAAGTGATGATGAATATCCTGAAGATGAAACTAGTGTAGAAGATAAGCTACTTACTTCAAATAGAATAACTCTTAGTGACATAAGAAAAGGATTGGGAATAGAAATTACTGAGGTCAAAAAAGAACCTGAGCTTACCAAAAAAGAGGACATTATTTCTACACCCAAGGAAATTAAACCTAAGAATCCAATAACTAGCATGTTTGGTGCAAAGAAGAAAGTTGAAATTGCCCGAAAAATAGAAATCAAAGAACCAGAGTCATCTGATAAAGGTACTGAAAAAACTAAGGAAATCGAAAAGACTAAGGTAGAAGTTAAAAAGAGTGTAATGGGCCAGATGTTTGGAACTGGTAAGAGTGTTACTAAGTCTAAACCAACTGTTAATCCAATTGAAAGAATGAAGGATTATGCTAGGGCAAACATAGAAGTATTCATCATATTCGCCTTAAATGAACAAGATGAAGATTTAAAGGGTTGGTCTGATAATTTCGAGAAAACAAAAGATTATGTGAGGGATAAAATGGATGGTATTGCTCATGAGCCAGCTGAAATATTTGACTGCTTACCTAATTCTAGGAATAAAATTATTCAACATTGCAAAGAAATCATCAAAATATATGGTAAGATTGATCATGAGAAAATTATCAATAAATTTGAAGAATCATTAACTAACTTCTTTGTTTGGTTCAGTTCAAAGGAAGATGCTGAATCAAAGAAAGGGGAGTTAATAAGCGAGTAAAAAGTTAATGAAGTCCTACAATAGGACAAAAACCAATTATTGGTTATTATTAGGTAGAATGGTTTAGGAGTTAAACTTGGTTAAACTAAGTTCAGTCAGTGTTTCACTGTTTAAACTGATTAAACGTGCGGCTTAGTTGGCGAAGTTGATCTCGACGTCAAAAAATACAAACCTGCAGGATTTAAAAATAGTGATGGGATATGCTGTCTCTATGACGAACCTAAGGGTATCCCTAGGCTTGCCCCTATTTGGTTCGTTGTTG